TTGAATAAATAAAACTACTAGTAACTATTTATGCTATGTTCCACAAGAGATTTTACAAACCGCTAAATCCAGAAAAATATGCTGGCGACCCGACTAATGTTATCATGAGATCTAGTTGGGAGACCAGATTTGCATCCTGGTGCGACCGCAATCCAAGTATAGTCAAATGGAGTTCTGAGGAAACGGTAATCCCATATCGCTGCCCAACTGACAACAATATCCATCGGTATTTTGTAGATTTTAAGATCCAGGCAAGAAACAGCAATGGACTACTTAGAACCTATTTGGTCGAGGTCAAGCCAGAGAAACAGACAAAACCACCAGAATTTCCAGGAAAACAGACTCAGAAATATCTGGTCGAATCAATGACTTATATCAAGAACCAGGCTAAATGGAAAGCTGCTACAGAGTACGCTAAAGATCGTGGCTGGGAGTTCAAAATTATCACAGAACACGACCTGGGAATATCCCCTAAATAATTAAATGGCTAATAAACCCTCCATGCTCGACGTCTTTGAGCGGAACAAATATGACCTCTTAACTTCGGTTAAAAGGTCGAGGACATGGTTCGACCAGCAGGTGCTGCTGATGTCGAAGCAGAGAATAACACCCCAGCAAGTTTTAGCTGGGAACACTACGCAAAATACAACCAGAGTTATTCCAGGGCATCTATACATGTTTGTATATGACCCCAAAACAAAGAATGACCTACCATACTATGATAAGTTTCCTCTGGTATTTCCGTTCGGTAAAACCGAAGATGGATTTATGGGACTGAATATGCATTATCTTCCTTACCCATTAAGAATCACTCTTTTAGATAGATTGTTAATATACGTTAATAATGCCAAAATAGACGAAACTACAAAAATTAAGTATTCCTGGAAATTGATTGATGGCGTAGCCAGATATAAAATGGCAGAGCCATGTGTTAAACGGTATATTACAGGAAACGTAAGATCTGTATTCAGACAAGTAAACTCCAAAGATTGGGCAACTGCAATGTTACTTCCAGTTGAGCGATTTGTTGGTGCAAGTAAACAAGAAGTTTGGGGAGACTCAAGAAGGGCAGCAAACTCATGATCAAGGATTTCATATCACAGATTAAAACAGAGGGATTATCTAGATCAAATAGATATAGAGTTTTGTTTTCCCCACCAGCTAATGTAAACTATGATTCGCTCTATAAAATTTTACTACTTTGCGATCAAGTTCAGCTTCCTGGCTACAACTATTCAACCACACAATCAAGAACATTTGGTGAAGTGAGAGAGATGCCTTACGAAAGACTTTTTGATTCTTGCAATATGTCGTTTTACGTAGATACAGATTTAAAAGTAAAACGTCTTTTTGATTCTTGGATGGCATCTATACAAGATCCAATAACAAGACACTATAACTACTATGATCGCTATACTTCTACTATGACAGTTGAAGTGCAAGATCTTAATGATAAAACACGTTACTCAATTGACCTGTACGAAGTTTATCCAAAAACTATGAGTTCTGTAACATTAGATTATTCTGCTAAAGACGTTATGAAGTTTAACGTAACTATGCAATATAGATACTGGGTGTCTTCTGGTAAAACTACATTACCGAATGATGCTGTCATAACTAATAATTCTATTGATTTATATTCTAAAGACTTCTCAGCATTTCAAGACTCATTTAGTAGAGGTGGCTTATCTGGTGGACAAAACAACAGTTTTTCTGGTCTCGGCAATGGAATTTCTATCGATCGTGGAATAATTAGCACACCTGGACTATCTGCATAATGGCTGAGTTCGTAGCATTTTTTACAGTAAAGACAACTTTGTCTTTATTGCTGGCATTATTAATACTCATGGTAATCTTAACTATGATTGCTATGCACAGAAATCCGCATGATACTTTTGACATCAAAGATTTAGTTGGTACCGATGGGAAACTTGACGAAAAGAAATTTACAAGATTTGGTGCGTGGGTCGTATCAACTTGGGGATTCGTTTTTCTGATAGTTCATGATAAACTTTCAGAGTGGTATTTTATTGGTTACATGGGAGCATGGGTAGCTAATGCGATAGTTGACAAATATGTAAATAAACCGAAGGAATAGCATGTATCAATATAAAGCAAAGGTTTTAAAAGTTCTTGATGGCGACACGGTTGACATTGATTTAGATTTAGGTTTCAATATCGTTCTAGCAAGCCAGCGTGTTCGTATGGCTGGCATAGACACACCAGAATCTAGAACTACTAACAACGAAGAAAAAGTTCGTGGACAACTATCTAAAAAGAAACTAGCTGAGAAACTTCCAGTCGGTTCTTGGGTAAGAATTGAAACTCAAAAATCTGACAGTAATGATGATAAGTTTGGACGTATTCTTGCTGTATTCATTATGGAAGACGGAACGAGTTTAAACCAGTGGATGATCGACAACAATTATGCAGTTCTCTATAATGGAGAAAATAAAGAATTGGTTCAGGAGATGCATCTTTATAATAAACAAAAACTAATTGAACGTGGTGAACTAACAAAATGAAAATTGATGATAACTTGTCAAAGGTGTTTGATGTTGAACCCTCTGATGTGAAGGAAATTGTGACTACAGCCGATGGCGAAATTATCCCAGATACTGGAAATAAAATTGATGTAGATTATGAAACGACACGTAAAAATCTACACATATTATTGGTGCAAGGACAAAGTGCATTACAGAGCGCATTAGATGTAGCGCAGTCGTCTGAGCATCCAAGGGCATTTGAGGTTGTTGGTAATCTAATGAAACAGCTGGCTGATGTGAACCAGCAACTACTAGATTTACATCGTCAAAAACAAAAGTTAGACGAACCATCTACTAAAGATGACCCAAAGAAAATTACAAACAACGCAATTTTTGTGGGAAGTACAGCTGAGTTGAATAAACTAATTAAGAATATGACTAAAGGAGATTAATAATGGCATTGCCGATGAATGCGACACCAACCTACAATATGATAATTCCCTCCACAGGGAAGACTGTTAAATTTAGACCATTCCTTATTAAAGAAGAAAAGGCATTACTAATTGCACAGCAGTCAGAAGAAATACCAGTGATGGTTGATACCCTAAAGAATGTTATAATTAATTGCACACTTGATGAAATTGATGCAGATTCTTTAGCAATTTTCGATATGGAGTACATGTTTACTCAGATAAGATCAAAATCTGTAGGTGAAATTGTAGAGTTGTATCTGAAATGTGACGAGGATCATGGTGAGGACGACAAGAAAGCAGTTGTAAAATACAGCTTAGATCTTAGCTCTATCACTGTTAAAAAAGATCCAGAACATACTAATAAAATTGATTTGTTCGGTGATGTTGGTGTAGTTATGAAGTATCCTTCGTTCAGTAGTTTACATAAACTAAAAAATTTAGATACAGATAACTTAGATGCTGTATTTGAGATAGTAGCTGAGTGTATAGAATATATCTATAACAATGATGAGATCTTCCACGCAAAAGAACAAAAGCCAGAGGAATTGTTGGAGTTCCTAAACAACCTAACTTCTGATCAGTTTGTAAAACTTCAAAGGTTCTTTAGCACTATGCCAAAGATTACAAAAGATATTGAGTACGGTTGCCCAGTTTGTTCTAAGAGATTTAAAAAGACGTTAGAAGGAATCGAAAGTTTTTTTTAATTAATCTTTGTCATGAAAGTTTGGCGAACTATTATAAAACAAATTTCGCCTTAATGCAATACCATAAGTATTCGCTAACGGAAATTGAGGAAATGTTACCGTTCGAAAGAGAGCTGTATGTTCACATGCTTGTTAAATACTTAGAAGATGAAAAACAACGGTTAGAATCAAGAAAGAGAATGTAAGATGGCAGTTATAACTTCATCACCGACTCAGTTCGGCAAACTTCTAGAGATCCAAAATACTTCTTTGGGTAACTTAGTCAAGATCAAAGAAAATTTAGAAAGCGGAAATTTACAGTCGCTTAGTTCAGAGTCTGCGGTCGCAGCTAACGAAGATCTTGTAAAATTACAAAAAGAACAAGTAATCCAACTTAAAAAAGTTTTAGAGTTGAGAGATGAAGAAATAGAGTCAATAACAAAACTTGCCTCAGGTATGAAGACGTTCGAAACTTTTGCTGAGAAGTTAACAAGGAAAAAGGAAAGTTTTAAAGAATCGTTTAGTGGTGACAATATAAGAATGTCACTAATGAAGAAGTTCAATGCTTTTGGTATATTAAACAAATCTATAGAAAGAGAATCGTTTATAAAGCAACAGAAAGCAATTGATCCTTCTTTATCTAGAGATCAAATAAAGAAAAATTTTGAAGGTGCATATAAAACATCGAAAGAAGTTAAATCTAATGAAGCCCAGTTGCAAAAATTTAAAGCTGATACAGGGCTAAGTGAAGAAGAACTAGCAAGGACTCAACAAGGAAAGGCATTACTAGAAAAAAGGAAGTCTCTTTCTTCTGAGTATACCAAGTATGATGCTAAAGCAAAGATATTAGGTGGAGCTGATCTAGCTGCACCTTCTGATGAGACATCTACTGAAGAGCAGCTAGTTGAAGAAAAGAAAATGATGGATGATCAAACTAATGTTTTGAAAACTATCGCAGAAAATACCGATCCCAAAAAACAAAAAATACCAGTCCCAACTAGCGATCAGAATAAAAAAACTGAAGATGACGCAGAGTCAGGTGGAATGCTCGGCAAGATGAAAGATCTAATAAAAGGTATGGGCAAAAAACTAGGATCAGTAGGTGGCGCAGTTAGTAAACTTGGTGGGGCAGCTGGTCTAGGTGGTGTTGCTGCTATGGGTGGTGTAGCTGCTTTAATTGGCGGATTAGTGTATGCTGGATTCAGAAAAGACAGTCAAATTGCAGAAACGAAAGCAGAAGCTGACGTTAAGAAATCAGAACTGGATAAGAGACTACAAGACAGTGCTGCTACGGTAGAAGAATCCGCTGGTTCTGGTTTATCAAAAGAAGATAAAATTTTTACAAAAGATCATAAAGGATTAGCCCAGATACAAGATGAAGCACAGAACATGAAGAACATGTCTGAAGAAGATAAAATCTATAAACAGATAAAAGACTATGAGACTAACTCTAATGAAGGACAAAAACTAAACGATAAACAATTGGCAGGATTCGAAAAGACAGAAGAAGGGAAGAAGGCTGTCGCGAAATATAAAAACGAAGGTGGCGCTGTTGCAGCACCAGCGAAAGCTGCAGAAGGAAAACCTGCAGATAGTTTCAAGGGAACGAATGCTGATACAGCTGACCTCATGTCTTCAAAACCTGCAGAAAGTTTTGATGGAATTAATTCTGATACGGCTGATCTATCAGCTAATAGAAGAAACCCAGATGTTTATGGTAAGTCTGCAGAAAACTTCGCAGGAAGTGGAGAGTCGTTCGGTGGAAATGATAACAGCACTACAGTTGTCAATGCACCAGTGAATAATACAACAAAACAGATTAACACAGTTCCAACACCAATACGTAATCAAGAAGCATCTGTCAATTCGTATCTTCGAGCAAGATACACATAAAAAGTGGGGAGCCGAAACTCCCCATTCTCGTTAGCCTTCTTTGGCTATCTTTTCAAAATAAGACATAACATCATCGTCATCTTCATCAGAATCAACTGACTTCATAGTTGGTGCTGGCTTAGAAGAAATCTTTGGCGCAGCTGCCACTGGACGGTCTTCTTCTTCAGCAATACTTGCAGCAGATTTAGATACGTAGCTGTCACCAGATAAAACTTCCTCAAGTTTTTTCTTGAGTTCGTCATAAGACTTGAAGTTCTTACGGTCGACAAACTCAGACAGTTTATAACGCCCATTCAGTGCATTCTCAATTTCTTGATCTGTACCAATTGGTCCAGGTTCACTGAACACTGATTCGTCATAGTTAGCATAACCATCTTTCTTACGCATACGCAGTTTGAAGTTGGCACCAGCATCGAAGTCAAAGACATTGACTGGTTTCTCATCTTCAAATGTTGGACGTGCTTTATCCATAATCTTATCAAAGATTTTCTTGCCAAACTTAAACAGTTTGACCTTACCTTCATTCTCTGGATGCTTTGGATCGGAAACGATAAGAACATTAGCAATAAAACTTAGTTTACGCTTTTGTTTGCGAGCAATATCTTGATTGGCTTGAACGCCAGAGTTCCATAGACGTGAGTTTAGTTCACCGACTGGATCGTTTTCGCCAAGAGTGGTCAAAGAGTTTTCGATATACCACTTACCTGTTGGTCCTTGAAAACCATGACTAAAAATCTTAACCCATGGAAGTTCGTCTTCGTCATGCTTAGGTAAGAAGCGAAGTGTTGCTGTGCCATTACCTGCCTTATCACCCTCTAACCGCCAGAAGCGATCATCGACGTAAGACTTTGTGTTACTTGTTTCGGGATTCGCAATCTTCTCAAACTCACCAGCGATTTTGCTGAAGTCCGAGTTGCGCATTTTACGTAGTGCTTGAATGTCCATTA